GTTACCTGCTGGAATGGCAATAAGATTTCTGATAATAGTATCAGCGGGTTGTGTAAATGAAACATCGTAAGTAGCGTTAGCAGTAACTGCAATAGTTCCTGTAGTAGCTGAAGTCCACGAGTTGCAAATATTGTCAGCAATTTGCCCAACATCGACTGTTCGAGCTGAGTTGCGCCCTGTATCACGTACTTTGAATACTGGGTTTGACATATTATGTCTCCTTGTTTGCGTTTAAAATAAAATTTGTACTCTAAAAAAGAAAGGGAGGCTTTTACACCTCCCAAATCTATTTAGTCAATACCATAGAAAGCAGAAACTAATGCATCAGCACGGAGTACTTTGGATCCATAAACGTGGAGTCCTCGTACAATGTCACCGAATGAATCAGGATCACGCAATACTTCAGTACTTGTAATCGTCTGAGCAGTAGCTGTAGATGACATATGACCAGCAATACATTTACCAGCAGCATTAGTTGTGCTTGCAATGTTGTTTGACTTGTACATATCGAATCCACGTAGTTTCCCACTTGAGACTAGACCATTTCTAATAGAACCTTGACCTGCGTTATAATCAACAGACAAAAGTTTTGACGATGAACTCGCAAGAACTTCGTAGAAATCAGGTGATGCTAAGAACCATCGACCTTCTTCTGGAATGTTCTGTTCGTCAAGCAAACGAGCCATATGTGACAATACGTCAATAGGATCGTGTTCACTTGAAGCAAAACCGATGTCAAGATTACCAGTTCCATCAAATGTGCCTGCAGCTAAATCAGTAGCGTTGTCAGAACCAAGGATATGGTTAGGACTTGATGCAGAAACACCTGCGAACATAGTAGCAATTACACCTTCATCATAAGCATCACGAAGAGCATATGCTGCAGATGAACTAGCAACTTCTTTAAAGTTCACGTGAGACATTGAAGTTTCAATATCATCAACGATGAATTTAAATGCGTTAGCTGTATCAACTACAAGAGTCAACTCTTGGTCAGTTAATTTAGTAGCTGTAACGTCTGCACCACGTTCGTACTGGTACACAGTGATTTCAGGTTCTTTTATAATCTTTACGGAATCTCCGAAAGCGGCAATCTCACCAGCATAATCTGTGTTGGTGATCGCTTCTACAACCGAAGCCTTTCTAAAGAAGTTAAGAACCTTTTTAGAGTAGACTGCGGGAAGGAAAAACGAATTATTTTGACCACTGACGGAGTTCGCAAAGTTAGCGTTAGTATCAGTACTTGGTTCAAAGAACTGATCTGATTGGTTATAAGCCATTTTACTTCTCCATTATTTTATCAAATTAAAAGTTAGTTTATTTTGCTATCCTGCCTTCGTGAATTGCTCGTCCGATTTCTTCTTCGTACTTGTCAAATTCCTGTATAGACATTTTAGCGATTTCCCTTTCAGTCCAAATTCTATCTTGCTTAGGCTCAACCGCAGTTGTTTTGGTTGATACCATATCAGCAGCAGATTTTTTGGACTTAGCTGAAGCTGGCTTCTTAGCTTTAGAATCTAATCCCATATCACGTTTATATAAATCTAAAGCGCGACTTGCAAGATCTCCATCACTAGCGTTTTTATATATCCAATCTTGAATAGATTGTGGTTGTGCTTTTGCCCAACTATGAAACTCATCGCTGTTTTTAAGTTCTTCAAAATCAGGATGGTTCTGTAACAACCTATCGTTTGCTTGCTTAGTAACTAATTCTGTTTCACGTTCTTGTAAAGCTGCTAATCGTTCTTCTAGAGTTTTAGTTCTTTCAGAACTTTGCATATGTGCTACAGTCTCAACTACTTCATAAACATCTGGATATTGTTCTCTAAACTTTTCTAGTTCCTCTGGAGACTTTGGAGCTTTATATTCAGGCATATTTTTAGTTGCCTGTTCTAGAAGTTCTTGTTCTCTAGATTTAAACTCATTAAGTTTAGAATCGTAGTGTGATTTTAAATCATCATATCTTTTTTTGTAATCAGGTTTATTTTTAGTTTCCTTTTTACTTTGCTTAGGTTCTTCTGAAGTTTCAACTTGTGGTTGAGGTTCTTCAAAAAAAGCACCATCAGCAGATACAAACGGTTTATCTTTCTTGTTATGCCAATCTTTATTAGCGTTATAAGGGTTTGCTTCTTTTGCTTGTGTTGCCATCTTCTTACTCCTACTAGGGGCTTTCTAAACAAAGTAGCTGCAAATGTCGACAGTGCAGGGTTTGTTTTTGTCAAGGTAGCCTTTCGGTTATTATTGTGATAGAGGGCTTAAACTTCTAAGGTAGCTCTATCGTTATTGCATACGTGGATTAACAGACATCATTCCTTTTTTGATTTCATCTTCAGCTATGTCTTCATCAACAGGCTTTCCAAATCTATCAACTTTAGTTTCTTCTATTTCACCACCTTCTGCGCTTTGTTGTCTTGTAGCATCTGCTTCAGCCTCGGCATCTTCCATCATACTTTGTAATCTATCCGCGCCTAATTGCTCTGTAGCTTTTGCTGTAAAGACAAACTCACCATCCGACAACCTTGCGGGTATCGAATCGGAGACTTCAGATCCTGGGCCATCAACTGGGCCAGAGCCTGAAAATTCTGTAGCTGTATCCATAAGCTTGTCAAACATTACGCTTAACTCTGGATCAGCTTCTAATTTATTCATTAATTCCATTTCTTCTTCAGAAGATAAAGACTGTGAGATTATGAAGTCTAAGTATTCATCTTCCATTTGCTCGTCAGGAATCATATCTGGTTCTGCTTCAGCAGGCATTGATTCTTCCATTGGCATCATCATAGCCATTTGAGCATCTACATCTCCACCTTCTGCAAAAGGTACGTTATCATCGGGTTCTCTATAATTAAAACCTTCTTCAGCATCTTGTTCTGCTTGTTTAAGACGTTCTTCGCTTAATTCCTCGTTTGATTTTTTTCTCCAACCTTTTCGTTTTTCAATTCTATTTATAGTAGCTTCGTCTTTATCAAAAAAAGAAGGAGTTGGATCTTTAGTTCCCATATAATCATAGGGTTCATTTAGAAAAGCTTTTTCTGCACTTTTTTCATAACTATTTTGATAAGAACTTTCTAATGCACTGTCTTCATTTTTTAAATAATCTTTAAGTGTTTTACTTTCAGGATAATCTCTTTGTAATCTTCTTAATGTATCTTCCGCTAAATCATCAACTTCATATGAAAAATCTAATTCAGGCCCTTTTAATCCTTCAGGAGAAGATTGTTCTAAAGCCATTAACCTGTTTTGTTCACGTTCTAAACTTTTTAAATCGGCTTCTAGTTCTTTTTGAGTTAATTTTTTAATTTTAACTTCTTTACCTTTACCTGTTTTAAAAAGAGTTTTAGCTAATTTACTAGCAAGTCCTCCTAATCCATAGCCCATTCGAGCTACAACTTCTGGAGCTTCTTTTCTTAATGCTTCAATACCTTTATTTGCTTTACCACCTTTAGCTTTCTTTTTTCTTTTTTCTTTTTTAATTTTGACAGGGGTAATAGCAATCGCAATGCCTTCCATTTGTTCTTTCATTGAGCCGTTTTGTTTCATTAGCGATTCTCTTTAATTATTTGTTTAACTGATTGGGGGAGTTGGAGCAACCGTTCCAGAGAACTGATCCTCCCCTGGCTGCGGAATATTTCCAGTTCCGATGTTGCCACCGCCAGTACCTGTAGCTCCAAGTTCTTGAGGTGACTGAGGTAATCCTCCATCGCCAGCCATTGGGGGCTGTTGACCAGTGGGTTGAGTCTCTGTGCCTGTTTCTTGTCCAGCATTTTGCATACCTATTATTTGTGCCATAATAGCTGCTTCTTCAGGATCATTGAGTATCTCATCAGGATCTAAATCTAAGCTATAGGCTAGTTCACTTATTAACTTAGAGATCTTAACAAAAGGAGCAATAGCAGGACTTTGTGCAGTTTGTAAGAACATAGTCAATCTTTGACTTCTTACTTCTTTTTGCATCAAGCTATTTGTTCCAGAGGCTTTAATTTCTAAATCGCCTTTAACATCCATATCCCCCTCAAAGAACTGCATATTCCATTGAAAGTAAGCTTCACCTAATGGCTTCAATAAGAAGTCATCTAAGTTTTTAACAACTGTTTTAATATTTAAACTAGCTGCGCCTAATAACATTGACATACCTGAAGCTGTTCTTGTCATACTTTGAACACCTGTTTGTCCGTGACTGTAACTAGGTATTCCAGTTTGCTCATCAGCAAGCTGTCTAAACTTGTCAAACATCATCATATTTTCATTAGATGTGTTAGGAAACTTTAAGCCGTGTATAGCCTGTCCAGGCATCCCTGCCTGTCTACGGAATATTTTTCCCGGATATATTTCCATAGACTGTCCACCTACAAGGGCAGACTCATCAATATCAAAGACTACAGAGCCTGATAGAGCTAAGTTATCTACAGCCATTCTAGCGTGACCATTCATTACTTGCTGACTATCATCCATATTTTCAGCTACACCAATACCAAAGAAGTTATAAGGATTTCTTTCATAAGGGAAAGCGTGATAAGGAATACGATAAGGAGTAAAAGGATTAACAACTGCGCGTAGCAATTTATCTCCAGTTACCCACGCATTAACTTGTACTTCGTCTAAATCATCTATCGTGTCGGGTAAATCTATACCTACTTCTCTAGCGTATTCAGCATCCATAATGCCCCAATACTCAAGAACTTCATAATGCCCTTGATAGTCTTCACTACCTCTAGCATCATCTTTTAACTGACTTTCAAAATCTTTTTCTTCGTAGTTAGGCCCCATCTGTAAACAATCACGAATAGCATCTTCATTAAAGTAAGGCATATTACGTAACTGTCTAAGCTGACTGCGATTCATTTTATGACGATGAATTACATATTCACATTCATCCATATTAGTAGCAGAAGGATCAGGATAGAAATCCCAACAACTTACAAACTCTATACGTGGCACTCTAACTTCTAAAGGATTATATTCTCGTTCACCTTCTTCGTTATCTTCCCACTTGTGTAATTTTTTATTAAAATTAAATGGCCCTTTAACTAAACCTGTACCTAACAAAGCAGATTCAAGTAAAGCATTTCTAATTTCAGAAGAACCATTAGACTCTTCGATTTGATCGTGAATAAGTTTTTCCATACGTCTTGCAGCTTTCTGTGCAGGATTCATATCTAACTTTGCAGGATCAGGGCTGTATCCCTCAACTAACATATCTTCAGCTTGATCTTCTAAAGAGTCTGTAAAGACACCTTTACTAAAAGTAGCTCCAGGCTTTAACGTTCTACCATCACCTTCATAGCCTACATCGTAAGGGTTTTCTTCTTGTGGCTCATCTTCTAATCTATTTCCTATATTATCAGGAGTAGAAGTTTCCATTCCTGGCATTGGATTAGCTGTATCAAGATGTGCCTGACCGTATTCACCTTCAGGTACTTTAGTTTCTGTAACTCCTATTGGGAACTTACCAGTACCAAACATAACATCCACTAACTGCCCAAAGGCTGCTAGTACTTTTGTTTTAGTAACTTTTACAAAGATGCGAGATTTTTCAGACTCTCTAAACTTAACTGATTTATTATATAGACCTCTGTAGTTTTCATAGGCTTTTAGCCATCTACGTTCATCCATATCTCTTTTATCTTCAGCTTGATAGAAACGAGATTTAATAATACCAACTAAATTACTTTGTTGATTTTCTTCTAAATCTAAAACTTTACCTGTTTCACCTTCAACGTCTTCATAGATATTGTTTGCATTTAAAAAAGTGTTGTCGTTTTCTGCCATATATTAATATCCAAATGTTGAGTCTGACGGTGAATACGTATCCGTTCTAATTCTTAACCTTCTGTCATAAGGATGGTCTACTCGTGGTCGACTCATTAACATATAACGTAAAGCATCGTAAGCGTGGTCTGAAGCATTTGTATCCACATCTTCTGAATTAGTTTTAGATAGTGGAATACCTTGCAACTCCCTAATAAGGTTAGCGCAACTATTTACTATCTGTAATCTAGGCCTGTTATTTTCAGGTCGCTTACGTAAATGTTCGTGTATTTGAACTTTACCCGCTACTCTGTTCTTATCAGCCCTTCTTAATTTATGGCCTTTATTGACAAGTATCTCACCAATAGTAGGCCCTGAATAACCTGTTCTAGCCCAAGCTGCTGTATCAAGTACACCAGGAATGGATTTTATTTCAGGTTCTTCTAACTGTGTTATCTTGTCAGCTAACGCATTTCCTGTCAGACCTTTCTGATAAAGTTCTCTATATATTATGATGGTCTTGTCTTCAGGATCAATGGCAGCCCACAAACAACAACTTTCTGCGGCATATCCGTAGTCTACACCTTTAACTCTTTCCCACCAAGATGGTATATCGAATGGAGCTATGATATGATGTTCAGGATCAAACTCCGCAAATGCTGCTCCTTCTGCTATATCCCAATTACCATCCAGTAACTGTTTACGTTGTACAGCAGGAAGCGAGTTAAGCATCCTTTCATATTCACCATCTTCTGCTAGATAAGGATTGTCCTGTAATCTAGCGGGAATAAATTTTCTTGTAAGTCCATCGTGTCCTATAAATGCTGCGTTAGAATCTGATGGTATTACATATCTTTTCTTTACCCATTGCGCACCAACTCCACCTGGGTTTGCTGTGCATCTAAGATAAGTCTGTAAGTTTTTATCTGTTGTTCTTAAACGTGAAGCTAGATAGTTCCAACCAAACTCTGTAGGTAAATGAGTAATCTCATCAAACCCTATCCAACTATATGCCTGACCTTGATAACGGTAGACATCTGCATCACGTTCAAGGAATCCAAATTCTATTTTAGCTCCGCTAGGAAACTGCCATAGCTTTTCTACTTCTTTAAACTTAGCCCCTTTAAAGGCTTTAGGATATAACTCCCTCGACTTATCAATCAATTCTCTTAATTCAGGCATTGACTTTCTAAGTATCAATGCTCTGTGTACAGGGTTGTGACAAGAGCGCAACGGATCTATTAACATTGCATAACTCTTACCACCACCTGCAGCCCCACCATATAAGACATCCTTTTCTGGTGCAGCTAAAAAATCTTTCTGTGGCCCTTCGTTGGGCATAAACTCAACGTAGGAATTTGTATCTTCTAAATGTTGCTGTATTGCATCTGGTAATTCTTTACTTTCTGCTTCAGTAAGTACATTAGAAGTTAAAACTTTTTTAGTTTGAGCTAACTTTTTTTCTTCTTTACGTAAGTTCCTGCGCAACTTGGTAACTTTAGATTTCTTTTTCTTTAAAGCCTTTTGCGCTTGTAAAGCTGCTCTAACGTCTGATAACTCAGAATTTTTAGGTCTTCCGCTTCTTCTCTTCGGAGTTCCGTCTTTCTTTAGTATATAGTTCCCTTGAGCATCTGTCAAGTAATTTTTAGGATTTCTTTCCCAATCTTCCATATACTTTATCCGTATGTTTCTTTAAGCCTGCTCTAGAAATAGATCTACCTGTTTCAGCCTCTAACCAATCAACACCGATACCTAAACTAATTTCTCCTGCGTGTATAGCTTCAGCTACTTCTTTTAAGATACTAATCTGTTCAGGTATAGGTTTTAAATAACCATCTACAGGAGACAACTCATACCCAAAAGGAACAGTAGAGGAGGTACGTCTTACATAATTATCTGAAGCTAACAGTGTCACCACTTAACCTTATGTGACCAATATCTTGCGCTTAGTTTGCTAGGATTTGAATCCTGTGCGTTATGTCGTGCATAGTAAGATTTCTTTCTAGCTTTATCTTTTTTACTTTTAGGATTCTTACCTGCTCCTTTGACTCCTTGTTGTCCAAAGCGTATAGTTTTTATTTTATCGCCTACTTTAGCTACAACAACGTGAGATTTAGTTTTATGGCTAGGAGTGCGTTTAGGCTTGTTGTATCCCGATACTCCTGCTCTTGCAAGTCTAGGATCTTTTTTCTTAGCCATTACTTCTTTTTCCTTTTCTTAGTTTTCTTCTTATGTAGTCCGTGTTTAGCGTGTTGCTTTCCTTTCTTGGTAGCTTCACGTTTCTTTTTGTTAGCTGCTGCAAGTTTCTTTCTACCTGCTGCAGTAGACTTTAACTTTTTAATTTTTGCAGACGGAGCATAGACTTCACCAGTTTCAGAAGATTTCTTGCCACTAGCGGTGCGCCACTTTTGCTTTGTCCACTTCTTTAAAGACTTTTGAGACTTTTTTAAGGCCATTACTTTTTAGCTTTTGCTTTTGCTTTTTTAGAAAGATCTTTAAAATGAAAAAGTTTAACGCTTGTTTTAGTATGTGTTTTATTGGTATGTAATTCTCCATTAGGCATCTTGTGACTATTACCTTTAAACTCAGTACCGTCTTTTTTGTAATGTTTTACACCTTTAGCCATTACATCTTTTCCATATCTTGTATAGAATTAAACTTAACAATTCCACCGTCCATCATTTTCTTGCGCTTAGAACCGTACATTCCACCACCCATCATCTTCTTGCGTTTAGAACCATACATTCCGCCATCCATCATTTTTTTTCTGTTTTTCATTTGTATCCTCCGCCTTTTGCTTTATATTGTTTAGCTAACATCTGTGCTTTTCTAGCACTCCATTGTCCCGCTTTTCCGCCTTTGCTACCTGCTTTAATTCTATTAAAAAGATTCTTACGCATTGTAGGCTTAGTATAGTTACCTGCTTTATTAACAGTTGACTTTTTCTTTGTCTTACCTTTGCTGACGGCCATAGTTCCTCATTTGCGAAAACGCTTCTTTATATTTTAACTGCTCTTTACGTTGTTTAAGATTGTATCTTGCTTTACGTTTACCTTGCTTCTTAAACTGATTATCTGTACTACTTTTTTTCACAGACCAATCTTTGACATAATTTTAGACCAGAGTTCAGGTTTTTTTCGTTTTATAATGACAGCAGCAACAACTGCTACAAATATTAGTCCTATTAGAAAGTCCATAGTATTATTCCTCGTGTTCAATTACAGTATAATGCTCTTGATCTATTTCAATAGGTGCTTTATCTGGCATTAAAAAGATACCGCCCCCTACGTTATGGTTCACATCTACCCTATCTACTTTAGCTACCCCTACTCTATCAAGTAAAGTAGTGGCTGCTGCTAGTTTATTACCAGCCTGGACAACAGGGCGAGTAGATTCCATAATCTCTACGAGCTTAAAAGCTGCTTTAGGAGCTGAAGTAGCTAATACTTCTTTGGTTAGCTCTAGTATTTCAGACTTTAAACTCTTTACAACGTGATGATGGGGGGAAGAATAGCCTGCTAACTTTGCAGCTTGCTTTGCATCCCCTTGAGTTTCTACAAGGTGCTTTAGAAAAGACTGTTGCTTCTCTGTTAGCTCTCGTTTTACTTCTCTTTTCTCTATTGTATTTAATACTGCCATTAGAATAGTATATAGTCTGTGGAGAATTTGTCAAGTTATTTACGATATTACTTGACAAGTGGAGATATGGACTATATACTAAAGTAATCCAGCCCCCTGGGTTCAACCTAGTATATACCTAGCTCTATAGAGACTATAAAGCCCGCAGATTAACCAGTATTCTATCTGGTTTATAACTTAAATTCCTACAAAATGTATGTATATCCTATATATATGGGTGGTACCCCTATGGTCTCCTGCCCCCCTATAGATCTCTGTAGACTATAGCACCTAGAAAGTAACCTTCGCAAGCTCAGCTAGACTCTTTATCCTACAGAACTCCAAAGGACTACAGAGATCTATGGAGGCTTGGAGAGCTAGGGGTACTTTTAAAGAGTTCTATCTGGTTTACGGAGCTATAAAGCCCTATGGAGTCTATAGTTACTACTCTATAACTCCACAGTCCCCACAGAACTCAATGCCAGATAGACACCTTATCCCTTCCGTTAACCTATTGAGTTCATTGGTATTCCTTCTACTTCTCATCCTTATCAAAGGGAGCAATATTAGGGTTTGGCAAGAAGGTATTATAGGTTTCATTTAATTCAATTTAGCACCTCAATTTGTGTACAACTTTGTGGGTAACTTTGAATAGCTAATTAGCGAAAATGGGATTCTTTTAAAATCCCAGATGAGCTTTAGCGATCAATAGTTATCCAAGACTTCGAACAGAAGTCGTCAAATTGTGCAAAGTCCGTAGGACTTCCTCAAAAATATAGAGTCCTTTTGAGCCTGCGAAAAAGAATTATAGAGCTGAGGAGCTTTAGCGACGAAGAAATTTTTTTTAGGAATTTTGAATATTTTTCTTGACTCTGCCCTGGAAATATGCATCTGCGCAAACAGGGCCCAGCAGCTGAGCTCTAAAAAATAATTTAAGGCTCTAAGCCT